CCACCGCCAGCCCGACAGCAGGCTGGCCGGGCTGCTGTCGTGCGGGCGGGGCATGGCCAGGCAGCGGCGGGCTGGCTGCTGCCTGGACGTCGGTGGCGGCGACCTGCCCGCGGGCAGCCCGCAACGCGGTGCGGATCTCCTCGTTGCGGTCCCGCGCATCCTCGATGTCCTGGACGTGCAGCAGGTGCCGGTGAACCAGGTGCATGTGGTGCTTGGCCGTCGCGTGGCCCTCGTCGTCGCGGATGCCGTGCCGGGTCAGCGACTGCGGGGTCATCAGCTGCATCGCGGCGTCCAGGTGCCGCTTCGCCCCGTCGGTCGCGCCGCGCTCGGTGAGCCGGGCAGCGTCCCGCACGTGCGAGCCTGCCACGGTCTCCGGGTGGTCAGCGTCCAGCGTGTTGGCCGTGTTGCGCATCTGGCGCGCGGCGGCCTGCTTCATCGGCCCGAGCGCGGCCGGTCGTGCCATGGCACCCCGCCTCCCGCGAGCGCTGGGCGGGGAGGCCAGCTACCGGAACAGGTCCAGTATGGACCGCCAGAGGCGGGTCAGGAAGGGAGCGGGGCGTCCGGCGGCACGTCCGGGGTCGAGCCGCTCGTGTCCACCGGGGCACCGACATCCACCGGGATGCTCGGGTCGGCCGGGGGTGCCGGGATCGGGTCGGCGGGCGGCGGCGCGTCCGGGGTGGCAGGCAGGACCGCGGTCAGCCCGGTGTCGGCGTTCTGGAGTGAGGCGACCGCGCTGGACAGCGGGGTCAGGTCCGCGGCCGGGACCTCGGGGTGAGCGTCGATGTAGGCCTGGATCTGGGTGGCGGCTGCGGTCACGTGCCCGCCGACCACGTTGATCGCGTCGGCGAGCGAGTTGATCTGCGCCTGCTCGGCGGATGCGTCGGTCATGAGGATCTCCAGTTTCCGGTCGATTTCGGCCAGCGCATCCGCGATGACCTGGGGCAGTACGTCACCGGCCTGCACCAGCGTTGGCGGGGTGGTGCTGAGGTCGATTATCAGGTACGGGCCAGCCACGGAACGGGACTCTAGCAGGGGTCATGATCCGCGCGCCGGGGAACGGCGGGCCCGGCTGGCACCGACAGTGCAGGTGGACCATACCGGGGTACCCGATCGAGGGCATCTTGTCGGCGTAGAAGTTGTGCCGGTTCGCCAGCCGGCATTCGATCTCGGTCCGCCGGTCGATCACGGCGTACCAGCCGAGCAGGCGGCCCCACTCCATCGAAGCGCTGTCCACCTGCGCAGCTGCGCGCTCCCGGCTCCAGTTGGCCAGCATGTGCTGCTCGTAGTAGTGCCGCTCGCGTTCCCTCGCGTCGAGGATGCGCTGCGGGTCGCCGCTGGCGAAGTCGGCGTTGGTCCGCTTGATCGAGGCGACCAGGAACTGGGCCCGCCGGACCAGGTTGAGCCGGGCCACCTGAGTGGTGGCGGGCCCGTAGAAGCCGGCCGCGTCCGGCGGGTGGCCCATGACGATCTCCAGCATGGCCCTGGCTGCGGCCTGGCGCAGCTTGAGCGCGGCCAGCGCCACGCCCATGATCGTCAGGGCCTCGGCGACCGTGCCCGCCACGGCGAGAGCCTCGGCAGCTGCCAGCGCCAGCTGCTGATCTTGCGGCGGCTGCTGGGCAGGCGGCGGCTGCTGCTGCGGGGTGGTCATACGTGCGGCTGGTCCGGTGGCAGCGGGACGTTGGCCACCGGCCGGGCGTGCTGGCCCGGCGGGGAGTCCAGCAGGTCCGGCCGGTGCGTGTGTGGGGCCAGGTACGCGGCGACCGCCGACAGCAGGAACGCGATGATGATCGGCAGGCTGTTCTGCTGATCCGGGGTCAGATGATCATGCAGCCACGGCACCGCGCTGATCAGGATCGTGGACAGGTACCCGGCGACCAGCGCCGTGGCCGGGGCTGCCACCGCCTTCTGCTCGATCGGGCCCGTCGCCACTAGCCGTCCTCCCAAGGGGTCGGGATCACCGTCATCGAGCGGGACACCACCTCGTCCACCTCGTGGCCGGGCCCGCAGCTGGCGGCGTGCATCGCGCCGTCCCTCAGCACGCCGGGCACCTCGGCCGCGTCGTGGGCATCGAGGTGCAGGTCGCCGGCCGGGCAGTTGACCACCGCAGTCGTGCCTCCCTCGAAGTGGATCGCGTACATCTCGCCGGCCATTGCTCCCCCGGAGTCGGTCAGGCCATGCGCCCTGCTGGTGGTGTGCTCGGCGGCTTAGCCGGTGGTCTCGGCGGTCCGCCCGAGGGGCCCGCTCCAGGGCGAGTGGGCGGGCCCCCCTGCCGTCCAGCCGTCGCCTGCTGGGCGATCCCCACCGCGGCATTGGCCATGCCGTTGAGCGCGCCCAGCTGGCCGGCCGCCTGCTGTGGCATGCCCGGTGGGGCAGCAGCCTGTAGCTGCTCGGCTCTCTGGTTGGCCGTGGTGACCAGGGCCTGATGCACCTGGTCCACGTCGAGTTGCAAGATCGTCGCCATCCGCTCGGTGATCAGGTCGAGCACGGGCAGCGGGATGTGCAGGGCCGGCGCGGCGGCCAGGGTCTGGAACATCGTGAGCAGGGCCTGGATCTGCTCGTCCTGGAGGGGCCCGAACTTCCACGTCGGGTAGGCCGCGTTCACCCCGAAGTTCAGCAAGACCAGCGGCCGGATGACGTCGTAGCTGATCGCGTCGGCGATCTCTTTCGCCACGGCCTGGCGGCTCTTGAGGTAGAAGCTGCTCTGATCCTGGCTGAGCGCATACGATCCGCGCCCGCCGGTTGCGGACCCGGTGAGGGCCATGAACCCAGCCAGGACGCTGTGAGTCTGCCACGACTCCAGCCAGCCGAGCGCGTCTTTGAAGTACTGGCCGGCGTCCACCCCGGAAGACAGCACGTCGTAGGCCTTCTGGTTCTCGGCCGGGTGGACCAGGCCGACCACGCCACTCGACTTGAGCGCGGCAATATCGTCGGCCCGGCTATTTGCCTCGGGCTGGTCATTGCCATAAACAATGACACGCGGCAGCGCGCTGTTCTCCAGGTAGTGGTACCACAAATAGAGCAGCTTCATTTTCGTCTGGTAGCACCAGTAGCTGATGTCCATTTCCGAGACACCGGTCAAAGGCTCGCGCGCTTTCCCGTGCGTGTAGATAAATGACCGGATATTCGGGATGTCCACATATCCCGGCACCTGCTGCTTGGGGCTCGGGGTGAGCGTGCCGCCGAACAGCCACACCTGCTGGCGGAATCCGTTGGCCTGGCCGGACTTCTGGTTGTACCGGGCCTGGCAGGTGGCGGGCGGGCGGAACGCGATCTTGTTGTAGATGATCTTGCCATCGTCCTCGCGGACGGTCCACACCTTCTCGAAGAACGCCCGGCGGAAGATCTGGGCGCTGGTGATCTGGCCCACCAGGTCGGCGATCTTGGTGTGCATGCCGCCGTTCTGGTCCGGGGTCATCAGCACCGACCGCACGAAGTCGGCCTCGCCGTTGTCGTCCTTGCTGGGCACGATCGAGTAGTCGGCCTCGCGGATCGGCAGGGTGAGCACGTTCTCGACCGCGGAGCAGATCCCGTCGCGGCGGAACATCGCCTTCATGTCCCGGCTGGTCCACTCCCCATAATCGAACACATCGCCGGAACCGTAGTAAGCGAACAGCCGCTGGCCGATGTCGAACTGGGTGCCAAGCTCCTCGCCGAGAAGCTCCCGGCGCTGCTGGGGACGCAGATCGGGGAACGGCATGATCTGCGCGGTGTCCGCGCGGCGAGCCACCGGGTCCTCCCACGGGAGTATCACCCCGCGGGGATGGGGGCTTCCCGGTCAGGGTAGCGCGGTGCGACGTTCATACTCCACAGACAGCGGTACTCAGCCCTGGCCCGCGGCGATCGGGCTCGGTCGCAATCCGCCGACTGCCGGGCATACGTGGTCCCGGCCCTAGTCCCAGCCGTCGGCGGGGTCCGACCACAGCCGGACGTTGTTGCGCTCCTGCCCGAGCAGGCGGGGCTCGGCCCGCGGCCCAAGATCATCCATGTCCCAGTCCTTGGGGGCGAAGCTGTCCAGGTCCCAGGCCTGCGAGCGGAACCGGCCGCCGTGCGCCTGGGCGAGCCTGCGCCACATGTGCCGCTCGGGCGGGCTGCCCGCCATCGCAAGCTCGGACTCGGCCGCCCAGCGCCGCGGCGTGGCGTGTCCCGGCGGGCCGAACACCCGCCGCAGGAACGGGGTCATCGCCCACACCAGCGAGTCGAGCCGGTCGGGCGACCGCTCGCCAGCTGCCCCGGTGAACGTGGCCATCTGGTCCTCAAGCTCGCTGATGTGCGGGTCGAGCCGGCCTTCGGGGTGGCAGTGCCGGACCAGCCCGCCGTGCCGCTCGTACAGCGCGCTGACCGGCTCGGCGCGGGTCCGCTTGGCCTGGCTGGCGTGGATCACCCGGTACCGGCAGCGCACGCCCATCTGGCGCATCACCTGCTCGAACGTGGCCCGCAGCCACGCGCCGCCGTGGTTCTTCTCGATGATCAGTTCGGCGTCCAGTTCGAGGGCCTTGCGGATCACCCGCTGGGCGAACGGCACCGGGGCCTCCTGCCCGCCCCAGTTCTCGGTGACGTAGATGTGCCCGTCCTCGACCGGGCCGAGCCCGACCACCGTGTAAGCCTGCTCGTCGGAGGTCTCGCCGCCGTCGGAGGGGTCCACGCCGATCTTGATGTCGAGCAGCACGTCCGGGTAGCCGACGACGCGCACCTCGTCGAGCAGGTCACGGGTCCACAGCGCGTTGGCCACGTCGTCGAGCAGGTCACCCTCAAGCTCCTGCCGCTCCAGCCGGGTGCCCTGCGCCGCGCCAACCACCGACCGCAGGAACTCCTCGGACAGGTTGGCCGCGTTGTCGATCGTGCGCAGCTTGCGGACGATCACCCCGCCCTGGCCGGGGTCGTTGCGGATCAGTGAGCGGACCAGCTTCCTGGCCGGCCTGCTGGCCTTCGGCGTGCCGGTGGCGATGATGCGGGAGATCCCGTCGCGGACGGCGTACTTGAGCGACTCGTTCCAGGTGGTCTCCCACTTCTCCCACAGGCCGATCTCGTCGGCCCAGGCTCCCTTGAGGTTGCGGCCCTGGATGCGCAGCCCGCCCTCGGCCGCGCTGTCCACGTAGATCACGATCCCGTTGTGCAAGATCACCTGGCCGTAGGTGCGCCACGCCGAGCGGACCGTCTTGGACCGATGGTCCTTGATCTCGCTCATCGAGGTCCCCAGGGCCCTCAGAATCCCCGCCTTCCCCTCCACACACTTCGTCCACGCATCCGCGTAGGTGGGGGCGACGATGCCGTACTCGCCTTCGCCCTCGGGGTCGGACAGGGCCCAGTCGGCGAGCCCGCCGGCCCCGGAGCGCGTCTTGCCCGAGCCACGCCCGCCCTGGAAGTAGACCACCCGCCAGATCTGCTCCAGGCTGGGCAGCAGCTGCTCGGGCCGGGCCTGCTTGCGCCACCGGAGCCGGGGATCGTCGCTGGTCGTGTAGCCTTTGGCGACCCTGCCGAGGACGTCGTTGAAGGCCATCAGGACCGCCGGGCGTCTGGCATCGTGCCGGTCTCGATCGCCCCGGCGAACCATGCCTGCATCGCACCCTCGTCCTCAGCGATGTCCCGGTCGCTGTTGCGCAGCCACTCCCGGCGGCGGGCCACGAACCGCTCGGCCCAGTGAGAAGCGTCATGATCACCGAACAGGTCGGTGTCGTTCTCGGCGGCGTGCGCCAGGTCGGCCATCAGTTGATCGGCTCCGCATCCTGCCACTCGATGCGGCTGCCGTACTCGGGGTGGCCGTGGACGGCGAGCATCTCGGCCATCGAGGACCAGACACTGTGCGACCGGTGCTCGGTCAGCCAGCGCAGGCACACGGTGCCGTCGGTGAACTCCACGCCCTCGAACTGCGGTAGCTCGGGCGGGTTGGCGTAGCCACCCTCGATGTAGCCCTCGGGGGGCTCGGCGCGGTAGGCGGTGAACCGGCGCATCAGCCGGCCTTCGCGGCCTTGGCCAGTTCGCGGCGCAGCACCTCGCGGGCGTCCTCGCTGCGTTCGAGGGAGTCGGGCAGCCCGGCGACCGCCTTGGCGACCGCCACGCCGAGGGCCCGCTCGACCAGCTGCACCTGCTGCTCCTCGATCGCGGCGAGCCGGTGCTCGATGCCGAGCCGGGCGATGTCCTGCAAGATCTTGGCGTAGCGCTCCTGGGCCCGCTCGAACAGCAGCACCTCGGCCCGCAGCTGCTCGCCGACCCGGTTGTG